CTGTTATTCGACGTGTAATGCCAACTGTTATAGCCAACGAATTAGTTGGTGTTCAGCCAATGACTGGACCAGTCGGCCAAATCCACACACTTAGAGTACGTTATGCTGACGCAATGACTGACAACTCAGCAGCAGCTACATCAACAGCAGCTGGTGAAGAGGCATTGTCACCATTCAAGATTGCAACTGCATACTCTAACAACACTGGTACTGCATCAGGTTACGGTGGAGCAAATACAGCAACTTTAGAAGGTCAAGCAGGTAATAAAATTAATGTACAGATCCTAAAGCAACCTGTAGAAGCAAAAACACGTAAGCTATCAGCACGTTGGACATTTGAAGCAGCTCAAGATGCACAAGCAATGCACGGTATCGATGTAGAAGCAGAAATCATGGCAGCATTAGCTCAAGAGATTACTGCTGAGATCGATCAAGAGATTCTATTATCTCTACGTACATTAGCCGCAACTGAATTCACATACAACCAGGCTGCAGTATCAGGTACTGCTACTTTCGTTGGTGACGAGCATGCCGCTTTAGCAGTGTTAATTAACAGAACAGCTAACTTAATTGCACAACGTACAAGACGTGGTGCAGGTAACTATGCAGTTGTTTCACCAGCTTCATTAACAGTGTTGCAATCAGCTACAACATCAGCATTTGCTAGAACAACAGAAGGTACTTTTGAAGCACCAACAAACACAAAGTTTGTAGGTACATTAAACGGTACAATGAGAGTATTTGTTGATTCATATGCAGCTGACACTCAAGCAGTATTAGTAGGATACAAAGGTGCATCTGAAACAGACGCTCCAGCTTTCTACTGCCCATACGTACCGCTAATGAGTTCAGGAGTTGTACTAGATCCGTCAACATTTGAGCCAGTAGTAAGTTTTATGACTAGATATGGATATATCGAGTTATCAAACACTGCAAGTTCATTTGGTAATGCCGGTGACTATGTGGGTGAGATTGCAGTAAGCAACTTATCATTCTCATAATATAACACTTAACTTTATTAAAAATAGCACGCATTGCGTGCTATTTTTTTGACATAAATATCATTGCACAATAATGTGTTTATGCGGACACCAACCGCGTACCCGCTAGAACGGGACTTTATAAGGAGAAAACAAATGGGAAGACCGTTAAAAATAAAAATATCTGATACACAGGATGCAGGATTTAACAACCCTGGTGACGACGTTGCAGGTAGAACACCAGCTGGAGAATTATTTTACGGAGTAGTTGGAGGAGACACTGCTACTAGTGATTATACATACCCAGTAGTCAGTACAAGAATTAGACCAACTGGTGGTAGTATTACTGCTGAAGGCGAAGGTTTTATTGTACGCCAAAAAGGAGCTTCAAAGTTCTTGGTATCAAGATTAGATGCCAGTGCAATTGATCCTGCTAACGCAGTGGTTGGTTCACAGATAAGAATTGTAAGTGTTGGCGATACTGATTGGGCCGCAATGGGTGCTGGTGAAGGTACAATAGCAGTAGGTAAAATTTTTACTGTTGTTGCTGCCGCTGGTGCTGGTACTTCAGGTACTGCCGCTGAGTGTGGTATTTGTACACTAGCTGATGAAGCTGATGCTGCATTGTCCACAGGAAGTATGACAGTAACTTACACTGATGTAGGATCAAGTGCAGTTCGTCTAAAACGTTTTAGCAACAAACATGGAATTTCATTTGCAAACAATCCAGTGTTGTTAAACTTCTTCAACATATTAGATGACACAGTTGTTATCGGTGGATCAGGAAGTGCTGCTTCACCAAGAACACGTGATTTAGTACAGGTTGAGAATCCTTCATTGGGTTAATAGATAGTTTTTAACCAACCAAACCCTCATTGTATTAAGTACAGTGAGGGTTTTTTATGAGTGCAGCTTTTATATTAGGCAATGGAAAAAGCAGATTAAGTGTTGATTTGACAAAGTTGTCACCTCTTGGTGCAACATATGGATGTAACTGGCTTTGCAAAGATTTTGTACCAGACTGCCTTGTAGCAACAGATCGACCAATTGCTGATGCTATTCAACAAAGCGGATACGCAAAGAATAATAGATTTCATACCAGAAAACCAATTTTAGAATTGGGTGGCAAAAGTTTACACAATCAGTACAAAGGATTCAGCAGTGGGCCAAACTGTGCGGCTCTTGCCTGTATTGATGGACACAGTGACATTTATCTTATAGGCATGGACCTAGGTACTACCAATGGAATGTTCAACAATGTGTATGTAGATCAACAGTTTTATAAAAAAGAACTAGATCCGCCTACGTTTCCGGGAAATTGGGTAAACCAACTTGTTACACTAATTACAGAAGATTTCAAAGACAGAAGATTTTACAGAGTCGAAGGAAAAGAAAGTGCTTTTGTGAAACAGTTCAGTAAAATTGATAACCTCAAAATTTTATCAATGGAGAGCTTTATTGAAATGGTAAATACTGCTAGAGGTCCATTATGAATACAAAGAAAAGAATTGACGGCGATTACTATATTGAAACCATTAATAATGGTGATAGGGTTATCATTGAAACAACCGCTATGGCAGTCACTGGAAATCTAGAAGTCAGCGGAAACTTAACCTACATCAACACTGAACAACTCGATGTTAAGGATCCTTTTATACTGCTTAATGACAGTAATACTGCAACATACTCATCAAATTCTGGTATTATTACTCATAAAACCGCAACTACTTATGCTGGTTTGAGATTTAACACCACAGACAGTAAATGGGAAATAAGCACATCTACTGATACTGCTGGGACATCAGGTACCTGGGATGAAATTGGAACTGCTGCCGCTGGTAGTGTTGCTGGTGCAAATACTGAAGTACAGTTTAATGATTCTGGTAGTTTTGGAGCAAGTGCAAATTTTACATTTACTGACACCAGTCAGCTTAATGTAACAGGTAATATCAATATAACCGCAGGACTACAACTAGCAGATAGTGCATCTGCTCCTGGATCAGTTGCAAATACGACCGTACTGTACGGAAACGTAGCAGGCAGTGGAGGAACTGGTGTATATTTTGTAGATGGATCAACTGCAGATGAATTAGTAAGCAAAAGCAAAGCAATTGTTTTTGGAATTATATTTTAAGGAACTAAAATGGCAATACAAACAGTAAACGTTACAAACTCTGCAACAACAGTTTATACCAGCACAAACAATACTGCGATTACGTATCTTGCATTGACTAATGCAACGGCAGCCGCGGTTGAAGTTGATATAAACATCATACCAAGTGGAGACAGTCTTGGTAACATAAATCTTGTTGCAAAAACTTTGGTTATTGCAGCCACTGACAGTTATCAATTATACGCAGGCGGAGAGAAGCTATTACTTGAGAACGGCGATACTGTACAAGTAACTGCAAATGCTGTAAGCGGAGTAAATGCTGTAACTTCATATACAAGTATTTAATCATGCCAGCTGGAATTTTCCTTAAAAATAGAGAAATCCCTTCAGGTTCCTCTAGCATCAGAATTCCTTTTGGTGCTACTGCCGAGCGACCAAATGATCCTGTGTTTGGCGTATTCAGATACAATACCAGTACAGGAAGTATGGAATATTTTGACGGCACACAATTTCAACAAGTTGCAAAAAGTGGCGAAGCTGATATCACAGTGGATAGTTTCACAGGTGACAACAGTACACTTACCTTTACACTCAGTACAAGTGTAAGTGCTGCTGATCAAACCATTGTGTTCATTTCAAATATCTATCAACAACCATCTACCTATAGTATCACTGGTGGTGGAAATGATATTACACTGTCGGCTGCACCTGAATCTGGAGAACCAATAAACGTAATTCACGGACTTGGCAACACACCTTAATAGTGCGATAAATACTGCAAAGTTTAAGGATATAGTTTAAATGGCAATTGCAAGAGTCACTGGAAAAGCCCTCGCAGACAATCTAGAGAGAACCGCTAACCTATCCGTTGACACAAGTACATTTTTTGTTGATGTAGTAAACAATCGTGTTGGCATAGGAAGCAATACTCCAACAGTCACACTAGATGTTGCTGGTAGCAGTAATATTGCAAACATTTCTATTGCAGGAAATGCTATCAGTGCCGAAGGCAATCTTGATCTAAGTGGAAGTAATGTAAATCTTGGTGCCAACAGTGCAGTGATATTAACTGGCGGAACATCAGGACAAATATTATCAACCGATGGATCAGGTTCATTAAGTTGGGTTGATAGTGCAAACGTAGATGCTCTACTTGGTAATACTATACAAATTGGTACGCCAACAGATGGTGACCTAACATCAAATGTTGCCTATGATGGTTGGACTGCAAACACAGTTGTAACTGATGGGTTGGATGATCTAAATCAAGTTAGTTTAAACATTGCTAACAGTACCTTTGTAGGGCAAGCTGATTTTACTGGAACGCCATTGGCTGGGCCAAGTCCTCAGAGTGTAAGTTTTACAAGCACATTTATTGGAAACGCAACTGCTTTTCTTTGGGATTTTGGCGACGGAAATACAAGTACATCTCAAAATCCAACAAACGTCTATGCTAACACAGATGGTGGACAATTTAGTGTAACTTTTACTGCATACAATCCAAACGGAACCTACGAAGGAAATGTAAGTTTAGGTGCAAAAGGATCTGTTGATTCAAAAACTCGCACCAATTATATAACACTTTATACACCAACCCCAGCACCAAGTTTTACAATTACTGATAGCACCATAGACAGCGGAACTGCCGCTGAGATTACCAATACATCTACCAATGTTACTTCTAGCTACGAACTTGATTGGGGAGACGGTGCTGGAAATATCAATCCAAGTTTAGGATGGACAACGCTTACCAACACATACACAAACGCAGGTGGAGATACACAGTATTCAATTGTATTAGCAGGAACATCAAACACTGCTGGACCAAGTCCTGTAACAGTTTATAGTACACCAGGTGTTGTAGACGTTTTTAGTGATCATACTTCATTGTCAAGTGCTAACGTTACAACAGTGGTCAACGAAGAAGCAACATCAGGTGGTGTAGTACAATTTACAAACAGCACTGCAACAGATCCAGGCACAACCGCAGTATTTGGTGCTCAACAAAAGTATCGTTGGACTTGGGGAGATGGAAATGTTAACGCAGTCAACATTCAGTCTGGTGTAGCAGGTAACCCAGGTACACCTATCAACCATACGTTTGCCTTGGATAGTGGAAACCAATCAAGTGGCACTGCACAAACTTTTGAAGTACAACTAGCAACAGAGAATGGAAGTACCAACAGTCCGTTTAATGCAGGTAACATAACAATCACAGTCGAACCAGACATACGCAGTATTTTTACTGGTACCGCAGTGATTCTCAGTGATAAAACAGGTGATACTGCACAAGACGGATATCTATTTACGGATTATAGAACTGGATTGTCAACAACTGATAGAGGACTTGTAACATTTCAAAATACCAGCCAAAATGTTACAACTACAAATTTTACTTTTGGTGACGGAAATACCACAGGCAACATAACAAGTGGAGCAGGCACTCCGGGTGGTGCAAATATCACAAATAGTTATGGAAATACAGGTAGTTACACAGTTGCACTAACATCATCAGGAACACCAGTTAGTATTGCACAAACAGACACTGAAACTAAAACAAACTATATTACAATTAATGCAAATCCAGCGGCGCCAACTGCACTGAGTGGCAAGACACTTAGTTTGCAAGATTCCAGTCAAGGTACAAGTCCACTATTAGCATCGGGTGCTACTGATAATAGTGGAGGAAACATAGTTGCTGCAGGTACCAGCGTAACCAGATACACCACAACTACAACAATAAACACCAACAATGTTACTGATGCTAATACTGCAATTTCTGGTACATTATCAGCAGTGTTCAATGGCAGTGAAGCTGGCAATGTTACTTTTACTGCTAGTGGTGACGCAGCAGGAACATATACAGATTTAATAGTTGTGAATGATGGTGATGCACATGATGAAATAAGTGCAAGCACCTATCCAACAGGATTTGCCAAGGTATTTGATGCAAGATGGCAAAGAGCTCTTAGCGGAATTAGTGTAGGTTATAACGATGCAAAACTAAGTCACACAAGTGCTGGTGATACAAATCTTGTGGATTTTGTCAAAGACGACATGACAGATGTTCCAACAGTTGTGCAAGCTAATGCAACTATTACAGAACAGACAGCAGGAAGTTATAGATACATTTCTGGAGTTCCTTATTACAATACAGGTTCTCCAGCAGTTACTATATCAGGTTTAGAAGTATCAAATCTTACAGGACAAACTTACAGGAATACAACACAACCAATACAGTTTACCACAGGCACTTTAGCAGAAAGTACCACAGGTAGTATTATCGGAACACAAACAAAAACCTATGGTGATATTGACGGTACTCCTAGTTTTGTAACCGGAGGTATATTAGATGCTGACGTTGGTGTATCATCTAACCAACAACTTGGTAACATCACAATTAGTATCAACGGTACTGCAAGAGCAGTAGGATACCTTGACAGTCAAATGTTTAATGTAAACGGTTCTAGTTCAATTGTTGATGTAACTGACAAGTACATACAAATTTACAGTGCCAGCTTGTCAGGTTTTGACGAAGGAAACATACCAGTAAGTGATTCTCTTGGAAGTGTTTATGATGATGATGGTTTGAGAATCGAAGGATTAGGAACTGCCGCTGACAATCCAACCTTTGCAGATCAAGATTGGTATACAGGAAATGCGTGGAGTGGAGCTGAAA